TTATACACAAAGATCATACCGATCTCTAATTTTGTCATACTCAATATCAATTTCTTCAAGTTTTGCAGGGTGTACTTGAATACTATGTCCAGAGCTCCAAAAAACAATTTCTTTATTTTCATCTAATTTTTGTAGCATTTCAATAAACTCTTTTACTGTAAAATCTTCCATAAAATCACCTCAATTGGATGGTTATTTAGTAATCCAATTATAGCACGTATTTCGTGAGGAATCATGAGCTCATCTGTATCAAATTTTAATATTTAGCGTACCTTCTCTAAAAGAGAATATATTTTCTACGTACCCCGCAGGACTCGAACCTACGACCTGACGGTGTCATTTTCATTTATAAATGAAAAATTTTAATCGGAATATGGCAACTCTCTACATTCGAAGAGATTTTTTATATTCCAAAATATGGTGTGTTTCGTCTTTACTAAGATTATCAAATTCATGGGCAAATCCTATGCACGAGTATAATTGCGGATAACGAGACAGTCTTTTTTCAATATCAGGCATACCAACAAGAACCAATGCTAAGTCATTCTTGTCATAAATATCTCTCAATTGTTCTAAGTGTTGTAATTTTAAACTATCAATTTCATCGACAATAATAAGATCAATTCCTTCTTAAGAATTTGAAGCATAGGTTTCTTTTGATTGATTTTCTGAACACTCCATATAGACATCTTATAAGTTACTATACTTTAATAGATTTTATTAACAATTAGGATAGTGGACTTTCTAACAAGGTTATTATCTTTTTATTTAAGTCGAGCTGCGCATATCCCCCTAGAGGAAGCGTCCATTTTGGTTCTGTATGTCCAAAATTACAATTATATAAAATAGGTAATCTTTCCAGATTAAATTCTTTCATAATCTTTTTGATTGAAGTTTGATACTCTTTGAAATATCGGTTATCTTGTGGTTTTCCGACTAAAATCCCATTTAATAAGGATAAGTTCCCCATTACTCCCATTGTGCGCAATTCTCGCTCAACAAATTCAGGTGCGGGATATTCTTCTGAAGTTTCAAGTAATAAAAGGCCATCTTTAAACAAGTCTCTAGAAGGATATAAGTCTGTTCCTCTTAACATTGCCAACACTTCAAGGCAACCACCAAGCAATTGTCCTTTGATTGTTCCAGATCCTTGTAAAACAATTGGGCCTATATCTTGATAAGACGCCCTTTGTTTTTCTTTATTCTCAAAATCCCAAGGGATTACATCACTTGTCCATTTTGTGCGCCATGGATAAGTGTAGGTAGAGTATTCTTTCATTAGAACATCTTCAAAACAAGTTCTTGTAAAATTAAAAATGCCACCATTTTCGGCAAAATCAACTAGGACACATGGACCGTAAAATGAAACTACTCCTGCTAACTGAAACATCTGATGGATACTTGTTGAATCCGAATAGCCAATAAATACTTTAGGATTGTTTTTTATAATATTTAAATCTAAATATTCAAAGATACGATAACTATCTAACCCACCTATTATTGATATAATTCCTTTGATTTCAGGATTGAGCAAAGCATCATGTAAATCTTGCGCTCTAGCCTCTGGATGAGAATAGATGAAATCCGATCCCTGCAAAGAATGAGTCAATTCAACTACATTAAATCCCAAATCCGTTAATTGTTTTTTTCCTTGATTATAGCGCCATAGTATATTACTATCTCCACCTAAACCGCTAGATAATGAAATCGTTGCAATGGTATCTCCTGATTGCAATCTTTTGGGCTTCTTCATAGATCTCAGTCCTCCTTATTACTTTTAATGAATTACCTTTTTTAAAGGTTTACACTATATCATAGATTTGTAAATAATTACCTGTGAAAGATAGTAAATACCCACTCGGAAATTTTTTTTAGCAATTCACAGATTGTGCCATATAATTAGGAAAAAAATTGTCATTTAAAAATAAAAGTGACAGGTTATGAGCCGTCTGCTCTAACCAACTGAGCTAAGGGTACCATTAAAAAACAACTATTATTTTTTAAACGTGTTACAATACAGAAATAGAACGCCAGATCTTCCCCACAGTCTACTTACTCTAGTAGCTGCATCTGACGTTCTTTTTCTATGGGCATTTATTTCCCATTGCTTCAAATTTACAAAGAAATTGCTTTATTTGCAAATGATACACTCACAAAAATATAAGATACACTAAAAAAACAACCAGCCTGCACATGACTGGTTGCTATCAGAATGAAACTTAGTTATGAAAGAAGTAAGGTTTGACGAAAACCTCACCTATATTTATACCTTTATAACTTCCTTTTTGCAAGCGGATTCTTCTTATTTTCTAACTTATTGATATAAAAACTAACGCCCTTGCTTGCTTAGATATTTATTATTTTTAACCTTTAATGTATATGATTTGCTTTAACTTTTGGACTACTACTATAATATGCTTAGAAATAAAAGGAGGGCTTTATTATGACAGACAAAGGTTTTACGGACAAAGCTAAAGGTAAAGCGAAAGAAACCACTGGAAAAGTAACTGGTGACAACAAAAAGAAAGCTGAAGGCCTACTTGATCAAGCTGTTGGGAAAGTAAAAGAAGTAGCGGCAGACGCAAAAGAAAAAGTTGAAGATATCACGGATGACGTTAAGAAAAAATTAGACAAATAATAGAATCTACAAAAGTAATTAGAATAACATATACCCTCTACAACCAACTAAGGCTGCAGAGGGTGTTTTCCTTTAATTAATATCGTGATACCAACGAGTTTCATAGAAATCTTGGAACCCGCCAGCTGTGTTACCCTTTGGATCGTTCGTTGCACGCGTCATAATAATTACTGATTTGCCACTAAACTGTTTCGTATCAAAGTTCACATCGTAGCCTGTACTTCCTGTGGTACGATAGGTTCCGTTAACATCTGGTCTTGCTACTCCAGGTGCTTTTTGGCGTGCTAATTCTTTGCCAGTGGTCCGATCAATAATAAATACATATTGATACTTGTAATTAGCGATATGCCAACCACGAGCCTTCAAGGTGTTTCCGATTCTCCCCCATTGATCAACATGAGCATGGTTGCCTTTGCCATCATTCATTACGGAATATCCTGATCCTGCGGTAGTTGGGTCTACGGGTTTGCTTGGAGTCGGTGCAGGCTTGTTCTCGTTTGATTCAAACCCATACTTCACATCATGCGCAAATTGCGCTTGAGACACACCCTGACTTGCTAAATAGCCATACGGGTCCGTATGATCGCCCCACCAATTCGTAGAAATGTGTTGGTGACTGATGACCCCTTTGCCGCCTACTGGACTGTCTACAGTAAGAGGAATATTAAACCGTTTCGCACTGTCACGAATTAATTCAATATAAACCTTATAATTTTGTTTAAATAGTGCAGGATTTGGCGTCGCTTGTAATTCAATTTGTACTGGTGAATTTGCATTGGCATAAGAACCACCTCCGTACTGCACATAACCTGGTTCACCTACTTGGTAAACAATTCCATCACCAACGATATAAGCAGTGTAGGCATTTGCCCAATTTCGTTTCATGAAGGTCGCTTCGTTACGACCTGTTGCATTTGGATTTGCAGTATCATGCGCCACAATATAATTTGGATTCGCTCGAATTGAACTCCCCTCACCAGGACCTAAATTAAATTCGTTGTTAACCGTGTACGCAAGCCCATGAATCGGCAATAAAAAAAGAGCCATCACCAGGCTCAATAAAGTAATTTTCTTTTTCATTCTAGTCCTCCTACTATTCTTTTTCATCATCGGGAAACATCTTGTATGTCCGGTTGGACACTCCTAAAACTGTTCCCAGAAAAGCGCCTAATCCAGTAATGATAATTACTACAACATCGGTATATTCCCAGTTGACTGCCTTTCCTACTAAGCCAACAAAAGTGGCAAATGCGGGTATGACAATCAATGCAATCCATTTAAGAATTTCAAACGTCTTATTTTGCATGCGATTCACCTCCTATAACTTAGTTAAGAAATAGCCTAATATAGTAATGCCTAAACCGATCATGTAACCCCATGACCATTTATTGTTTGCCTTCATTTCCTTTATGTCTTCTGCATTGTTAATCGCTAAGGCATGCGCTTTGTCGGCAACATCTTTTGCGCTGTCCGCTTTCTCTCTCAATGTTTCGTAGTTATCTAATTTTGTTTCAATACGAACCAATCGTTCTACGACATCCTGTAAGGCATCTTCTTTCATAACTCACCAACTTTTCTAAAAATAAAAAGCACACTCGAAAGTGTGCTCGATCTAATCGCCTAACCGTTCCATGGTAAAGAAATCCATATTGATAAATTGTAAAGCATTCGTTGTGTTATTCGAGTCCGATGCACACCAGAATTTATCTCCAACTTTACATTGTCGTATCTGTTGTCCAAATTGACGGTTTCTGTTTTGAATGGTACCACCGCATGGGAACATATCTAACTTTATTTCCGAACCACTAATTACATCCTTATGCACCAAACTTACATAATGCCAAAGAGTAACAGTTGTACGAAATTGTCGCTTGCAGACACCACTAATCAAATATTGGCCAGATTTAATAACTACGACTTCCCCATCTGAATTGACTGTAAAATAAGGCTGTTCATCCTGAAATGTTCCAGCTCGATAAGTGTCCGAAATACCAAAATTGCCAAAACTAACGTTTGATGGATCAGTAACTTGTCTGTTTTCGCCTAAAACAATTTGTTTACCACGTTTTAATAGTTGTTTTGTCTCCCACCCAGCTAACAATTTAGGATTAACTATTCTATCTGCAGTTTCCCCTTCGTCTATTTCTTCCTCAGTTGCCATACGAGCATCTATGTGCTGCTTCACACCCATTGGTGTCACGAATTTATTTGGTGCAATTCCTTGCTCTGCGTCTGTCTGATTAGCCGTAGTATAGTTGTCTACATTACTTAGCCCAACTTGTGCTTTAGTAACACCATGTGGATTATTTTTATTTGATGAATGAGAAGTAAACTCAGTTTTACTGGCCTGCTCCACATTTGCTACATTGCCTAAGCCAACCTGAGCCTTTGTTACCTTGTGAGGATTAGTCGTATTTTTATCATGTTCGTCTAGTCCAATATCCAAATGATTCATTCTTTCGGCAGTGACTACAGCACCAGCTTGAATATTTTCTTCTTCAGTTTTATTATCATCGTAAGGTACCCAATTTTGCTGTTCGTAGGACATTTACTCACCTTCTTTTGTAACTTTTTGTTTATTATTTTGTATTTGTTCCAAAGCTACTTTTAATGTAGCGTTTTCCAGTTCTACTTGAGACAGTTTTTTTAATAATTGATCAATGACGCTTTCCGCATTTACTTCAAAACTACTATCATTCATTTAATTCACCTTCTCATAATTTAATATTTGATTAGAGTTTCTCTCTGTCATGTCAGTCATACTTATTGGATATTGAAGTAATTTTGGAGCTTTATCGTTATTGCTAGACAAAGTTTCCAAATAGAATTCTTCGTATCCTTTTCTATAAGCAACTATTTGCCAACTAAATTTTATGTTGGGTTTGTCAGACTTGACCATAAAACGATCATGTTCCAAATAACATGCATGAACATTTGCATTTTCATATGGGGATACAAAAACATGATAGTTTTTTGAATCCGTATTGATAGTTTCCAAGAAAATATTTTCGATATCTACCTCTGCGTAACCATCATCGTTAGTGATAGCCTTGCCATATGTCGCAAATAAGTATTCTGGAGTTTCATAAGCATATAGTAATCGCTCACCATAATTCTCAGTCCTTACAATAGAACTTTTTGTGCCATACACATAAAAAGATTTATCTACTGAAGCATCGCTCGTGATTCTACAAGATGTTCCTCTCAACTGAATTGAGTTATTTGTCATAAAATTCATAATGCCTTCAGTATTTATAGAAAATCCAGTATTCGTTAAGTAGAGATATTTGTTACCTCCTATATCTGCTCTGAAAGCATTACTGCGTAAATACAAATTTCTATACGTCCCACTGTCATTCGCACTATAAGAAAAACCTGTTCTTTCCACACTGAAACTTAAAGTATTCCCTTTTGACGAATAAAGACTTAGTCTATCTAAGTCAAAGTTTAATTGCATCGTGCTAGTTGAACCATATGCAGTGATAAAATTTCTACCTAGTTTATTACTTTTTAAATTGAAGGTTCCACCATCTTCTACTGTGAAGTACATCACACCTTCATTTTGATTTCTGATCGCACTATATATTTCAAATACCTTTTTCCCATCAGAGTTTCTGTTCCACCGAATTGCTCCATTATCTAAGGTCATATTGTAATCTATCCCTGTAGATGTGATTTTAGAACCTGATATAGTTGCTCCTTTAATCGTTATAGCACTAAGTATCCCTGTGGATATTGACGAAGCATCAAGATTAATGACTCGTATTTTAGAAGCATCTAGGGTTCCGACGCTAATAGTTCCGGCATCAACTGATCCAATCATTGCTGAAGTGATTATGGCTTTGTCAATCTTCGTCTCGTTCGTTAACCATAACTTAGCGCCCTTAATTTTCAGCCATTCTTTGCCGTCCATTTCTGTACTGAGATTAATGGTCTTGACGATTTCGTCCTTAGGAGTACTATCTTCAATTTGCTTCTTAATACTTTCTTCGAGAGCTGTAGAAGTTGTCATTACCCACTCAAAGACTCCTGGAGAAGTCTGCTTGTAAACCCAAATTTCATCATCGGGCCCATTCTTTTTAAACCAAATGTCGCCTTCCTTGGGATTTTGAGGCTCTTCTGTACCTTCATACACATTATTTTTACCCACTGCATCAATTCTATAATCCATATCATCAAGTTTCTGTTGGAGCGGACCTTTGAAAGATGACACATTGGATGAATAAGCTTTCGAATCTGCGCTTATCACGGAACTAAAACCACCATCGAACGTCATTGAATAATTCAAAACAGGAGACTTGAAATTTTTTCCTTCTCTATCTGTCAGGGTGACCCAATCGCCTACCTCAATAGCGGGGTTCCCTCTCCATTTCACATTAATTGGGAAAAAATTGATGTATCTTATTTTCTGGAAAATATCATCCAATAAAGTTTGGGTCATGACATTATTTTCAAGAGAAATCTGCGCACCGTTTTTTGATCCAGACTGCAGAATTGTCGTTTCGTTACTTGATCCTTCTGTCGGATTTACAACTTTACAAGACAATCCTCTTGGCTGATAAAGTAACTCGTTTTTAGTAAGACCTTTCAAAAAATATTCGTTAGGATCTATTTTGAAGTTCGGATCTGATAGTGTTCGAATAGCTAGCTTACCTTCTCTATCAAAACAAGCAAAACCACCTTCAAATTGCCCGATTAATCCTATTGCCTGTCTAAACGTGTATCCTGTCGGATTATTAATGGAGTAATTACTCAAATGATTAAATGATATTGGATCGATAACGGCTCCACTTTTATTTGCTATCTCTAATGCTACGTCGCTTAGTTTTGCAGGAAAGTTCAGGTTAGATTCGTATGTTGACTCCATGAAGATAAAGCCATCTCTTGCTTCAACTGTAGTAGTTTTCTCGTTTCTGTCTGGATCAACTCGACCTGAAACGTAGAACGTCCCTAGCGGTACAAACTCATATCTATCAGCAACATAGCTGACTAACCTGGCTCTTCCAACGCGTGCTCTATTTACCTTCGAAACATTATTTATATTAGAAGGTAGCCCCGTTCCTCGTATTTTAAACCCGATTTCAACTTTAATTTCATCGAGTTCCTTAAAATTCTCAATGATTTCCGAGAAAACAATCTTTAGTGTCGCAGATTGTGTGGAACCAATCTGGAACCTTTCCCCTCCTAAAGCCCCCATTGAATAATCAATCTTCTTGATACTATCTTTAAAGTAAATTGTTTTGTTATTAATAATTACACGAGTGAAAACTTCACGTTCTTTGTCTTTGCAGGCTTCAAAAAACTCACTTGTTACTGTCAGCATTCTTCTCACCTACTTTTCTATTAACGACACGGACAAACCCTGCCACATCATTTTTGAAAATTTTGCGTTCCAAGAATAAACTGGGACTGTTCTATCACCACAATAAAATGTTTTCGTAATTAACCCTGCTTCCTTGGGATCTAAATACCTAACTGTGAAGAAAGCTGCATCAAACAAACGTAAAATTAAAGAGACCTCTGAAGTATCCAAAGGTCCCCACTTTACGTCCAATTTAGTTTTGCTCCCTAAAATATCTCTAACCATCTCTCCATTCGCATTTCGGCCACTAGAGCCACTATCTAAGGTTTGGATACTAACACTAAGTTCTTTTGGTGTAGCCACCTTTGATCCCGAAATTATAAAATCCATATTTCTCCCCCTTATAAGTTTAGCTCTACAGTGCCTATTTGTTCATGGTACTGATTGATACCTTTAACGGCCACTTGCCCAAAACGAGTAGAATCTATTTCAAGAATCACTTCTATTGGTTGGTCGCCACCGGTTGAATTTATGTTCCCTAAAGCTTGAATGATCGCGTTAGCTATGGATTCACCTAAATTGGATAACAAGTTATTAGATAGTCCTTCCATCCCATTTCCCGAAACAGACATTCTTGATGTTCCTTTTTTACCCGAGTTCCCGCCTGAATAATTTTCAGAAGAATCTCTAAACACATCTGGCATAGATAAATCAGGGATACTCTCATACCCCATAAAATCAAGTGCTTCATTAATTCTTTGAATTGCAAGTTGCGGTTTAGTAACGGGTACGACCCATTCAGTATCGTCGCCTTCAGCCATTTTGTACCATCCAAAATTATCGACGCGCCCACCATTAGCAAAGCCTTTTTTCTTCCTGCTATTTTCTCGATCTAATCTAAATAATTCAGATATTCGATCACTAACTACGCGATAAGCACTAGATTTTATTTTTTTAGCAGCACCCATCGCCATCGAGGCTCCCGGTTCTGGAATACCTGAAATATCAACAAACTTTTCAAATGCGCTGTCTAGTAACGAACTAGGACTTATTGACCCGAAGAAATCTTTCACACTATCAATTAATCCACCCTTATAATGAGGAATGTTACTCATAAAGTTACTAGTATCTCTACCATTTAATACTTGTGTCCCTTTAGGAAGATTGACCATGTAGTCTTTTTGATTTGGAAACATACCCATTTGTCCATTCGGCAATTTATACATTTCACGCCAATTGCTGCCGCTTCCATCGTTTACCATAGCTAATCCGCCAGGATGTGAATTGGTGCCTGTTGCATAACTAAAGTATGGAACTTGCCAAGATGATAGTCGCCATCCAGCACCCAAGCTACTCATCACCCAGTTAACTCCTGAGATAATGCCGTTAACACCTTTACCGATACCAGAGGCTAATCCATTCGCAATATTATTCATCGCTTGTTTAATAGACTGTAAACCATCAGATAAGCCTTTTGCGATATTTCCAGGTAAATCTTTTGCCCATCCGCCAATCTTTCCAAATACTTCAGAGGCAGTATCCTTAACCCCATGTAATGATTTTCCAAGATTATCTTTCATAGATGAAAATGCCGTTTCAGCTTTACTTCTAGCCGTTTCTGCACCAGATCGAACTTTTTCTGAAATGTCAGACCATTTTGATTGTGCTGAAGATCTTATATCATCAAATTTACTTTTTGTTCCATCTGCGAGATTTCTGAACTTCTCTTCTGCCCAATCTTTTGCCTGTCCTGCCTTATCACGAACAGTGTTAGCTGTGTTGGTAAATTTATCTCTAGCAGCATTATAAATATCATTGGCTTTTGAAGTAACTGCATTCTTTGCAGCTTCCCATTTTTCTGATGTCCAATTCTTTACGTTATCCCAAGCCGTTGAGGTTGCATTTTTTATTGCATCCCATTTTTCGCCGATCCAATCTTTTAATTGTCCAGCTTTCTCTTTGATAACGTCCCAATTCTTATAAAGTAGTACTCCAGCCGCAATTAAAGTGCCAATGACTATTACTACAATCCCAATTGGACTAGTAAGAAAAGCAATAGCTGCCCCTAAAGCTCCAGTAACTCCCGTGGCAATAACCGCAACTGTGTTCCAAATTGCTAGCGCTGCATTTACCAGTCCTAATGCTGTAGCAAATGATCCGATAACTATTACAAAGTTTGAAAAACCTTCTTGGTGTTCTGATATCCAATTACCAATGTTTGAAAGAGTATCCCCTAGCTTTTTCAAGACATCTACTATGACACCTCCGGTCCATTCAGCTAGTGGTTTTAATATAGAGTTCCACAAGAAATCAAAAGCCGGTTTACAACCATTTATAATACCATTTACGAGATCAATCGCTCCCGCCAACGCATCAAAGAATGCTGGAATCAGCTTTTCTATTGTAAAGCCTGCTAATGGCAATAGAACATTTTTATAAAACCATTCCAGACCAGCACCGATATTCTTGGTTAACGGCTGTATTGATTTCAACAATCCATCTATTGACTGTAACAAAGGGGTGAAATCGAGCTTTTTAGCCCATTCAGCTGTTGCTTTCGTAATATTATTAATATTTACTAGTAAACCTTCAAAAATACCTAAAATACGTCTAAATATCGATTCACCGATGTTTCCAGTTTGCCACGCAATTGAAAGACGATCGGCCAAATTGATAATAGTATTGTTGATGTTTGTAAATATTTCAAGAATATTTGCTGCTATACGTTCGCCCACTCCGTCATTCCAAGCGTTTCTAAATGATACTGCAATTTGATGGAGCAACTCTAATATAGAGTTGAACATATCGAAAATCGATTGGATTAATGCTGTTCCTCGACCATTGTCTTCCCAAGCTCTCTTAAAGGCACCTGCAATATCCCCAATAATACTTAGTACGTCGGCCAAGAGGATTAGAAGATTCTCAACAAACCTTTGACCGGTTCCATTGGTCCAAACTTCCATGAACGATTCACCTATCGCTTGAATCAATCCGACAACTTCTCTAAGAGCGTATTTCCAGGCGTCAATGACTTTTTGACCTTGTGCATCCCAGGCTTTTTTTATAGGGTCAAAAAGTTGAGACATAATATCTTTAAATTTTTTGGCAAAGTCCGTTAACCATTTGGGCGTTTCTGGAACTGTTGCTGAACCAAAATCAGCCCAAGGCGCTTTACTCCCTCCAGCATTAGGATTATTAGGTTTCGAAGGAATTTCTTGCGGTACAAAAGGGTCCGAGAAATCTTCATCAGAGTCATTGCTAAAATCTAAAATATTTAATTCGTCAAACCCTGCTAGTAATCGTTTATATTCTTTGACTTTTTTTCTTGCCGCTTCAGTTTGGTCATGTTGTGCTTTTAGCTGCTTATTAGAATCACGTATGGATTGTGCCATTTCATCATAGCCGTCTGAGGCGTCAGAAGCAGCACTACCCGTATCATCTAGGGCTTGCACGTTATTCATTAATCCTTGCGCTCCATTAAATGCATCGCCGATGTTCATTCCGAAAAGCGTGGATATAAATCCAGCAATGTAGCCTGTAACTTTAGCTAATGCTGACATTAATGCATTTATCGCTGGTAACGCTGCTTGGTAGATTGGATAAAACGCTGTTAATAAATTGACTTTTATTTGATTTAAACTAGCTGAAAACTGTGCGTTCGTTTGTAACGCTTTAAAAAGCCCTCCTGCTAGTGTCATAACTCCTTGATACAAGAAGGTGAACAAGAACAACTGTGACCATAGCATTTTCATGGATCGGCCAAAGCCACCCATACCCTGAGCCATTCTAGATGTTCCGTTAGTGACTTGCTTCGATTGTCGATCAAAAAGACCACCAAATCGACCGATGGAATTACTCATCATGTTCTTAAATCGAGAAAAAAGTCCTTCGGATTGTTTCGTAGACCCCGAAAGATTTCTCATGCCATTTGCTGCCATACGAGCTTTTACAGGTTGCTCGCCAAGTTCCGTATTTACACTAGACAACGCTGTCTTTAGAACGCCAGAACGATCTTCCAACTGAGCATATGAACGTTGTAAAGCATCATTGTCTGCAATCAATTTTTCCATTTTTGCTGATTGTTTGGTTATTGCTTCCGCGGTCTTGGTTGATCGTGGAGTATCCTGAACGCCTGTGGATTTCCACTTTCCAGATGAAAAACTTCCTGTTTCTGTTTGTTGCATCTTCATTTCATTTTTCAGCGCCTTGACTTTGGCTCTCATAGACTCGATTTGACGTTCGTTGCCTTCCATCTTCGACGAAATGCTTGATAAGGAGTTGGGGATAGCGTCATACTCGGATTTTAAGCCTCTCACAATTGATTGCGCCTGTTGTTGTGACTTGTTCATCTGAATTTGTGCTTTGGAAATTTGTTCGCCTATTCTAGACTCACTTTTCGTATCACCAGATAATCGAGCACCGTTTTTATTAGCCTGCAAATTAGAAATTCGTTGTTGTGCTGCTTTCGCTTGCTGCATTTGCGTGTTCACTTTATCAACTGCCGTTTGGACATCCTTTGTCATTTTCACAGCGCCTTTAGACACACCTGCAGAAAGTGATTTCCCAACTTCTTCGCCATTTCTGGAAGCTGATTGATTCATTCGCTTCAACATAGAATCAAAATTCGAATTCATTTTCTCAAATTGCTTGGTAAATTTATCGAACCCTTTAGAATCTGATAAATTTTTTTCTACCGCATCCATTCCTTGACTGGATGAACCTTTGACTCGACTCATCATTGAGTCCATTTTTTGTTCAAATCGAGCGACCTTTTCCTCAATAGGACTCAGGTCACCATCAAAGACGACTTCAAGTCTATCCAGTTCCATGATCTATCCCCTCCTTTTCCTGTTTATTTTTCCGTTTTCGTGTTGCTTTTATCATTTCAGTTCGTTCAATCATTCGTGCCTTCATAATTTCCCAAGCTTGTGGCTGATTCGATTGTTCCTGTTTATCTTCCTTTTTCAAGAATGGATAGTGTTGATCTGGTTTAGGCATTTTCTTCGGATCATTAAAACCATATGCATTCAATTGTGCTGCTTTATAATCCATCATGGCTTTTTCTTCTAGCTGCTGCTTTCTAATCGCAACATTTGCTTCCGCTTGTAACACTATTTCTTCATAGGTCATTGACCAATATTTCTCTGCAGGTATCCCAGCTTCTACAGCCTTGGGATACATTTCTTCTAGTAATTCAGAAAAAGAGGAGAACCTTATACCAGGCTCTCCTCCTCGTTCTTCTCTTCGCCGATTAAATCGGTTCTGTCCGTCTCTTCCTCTGAGCCGAAAAAACCTGCTTCTTCCATCAATTTTTGGATAACTTCCAATAATTTCATCATTGAGCCGCCATTATTTACATACTCATCGTACATCTCAGGCATATCTGCCATTTTGATATTGGCTGTTTGATTCGTTGCATGAATAATCGTTAGCATCTCGCCTAAACGCGGCATCTTAAATCCGCCATTCCCGCTCATCATGATGCCGAACAGTGATTTACCTAATCGTTTTTCAATATCCACTGTCGCTTTTCCGTCTAATACTAAAGATAATGTTTTCTTTCCAAATTCGACTTTCATTGGTTTCATATTTTTTCCTCCTAATAGTTGAATAGGGCCAAGAGCTATTTCTTAACCGTATAGTTTTTCATCAATTTATTTCTCTTACGCCCAATCTGGCCCATCAGAAACAGTTACAGATAAAGTAAACTGATACGCTCTATTTACTTCACCAGAACCCATTTTCACTGTCACTCCGCCAGTAAATGTGCATTTAGCTCCATCAGGATAAGACAATTCAAATTGCGCTTCTTTGCCTGAGGTTTGCACTGCCTTCAATTTAGTGAATACTGATTTGTCATACAAGAAAGTGAACTCTAATGAATCCATATCTTGAATACCGGAAATATATTTTTTATTTGCATCTTTCAACGTTGTAACATCGACCTGTTCTGGATCTCCGCCAATTTCAGGAACAGCTTGTAATCCTTCAATCTCAGTAAAGGCAGTCTCTGAGCCTGATTTCATGGATAATGCTGTGTCTTTAGTTAGCAACCCGGCAAATAATTGTAAGTTTAACGGTAAAATTGTTTTCTTCATGGTATTTCCTCCTAATTATTGGTATACAAAAAGCGTTCGGTTATCTACCACTCCTCGGAATGTTAGAATCGAACGCTTCAATGCATCTTGATTGCCATCATCACTGGCTATATTTTTAAATCCTATTTCTTTCAATACTTTGATTATTTCATTTTGAATTGTTGATAATGATTTACTTCCATACAAATCAACTTTTACTGTCCATTCAGTTAACGCTTCTTTATCAGATATATCTTTCTTGTGCGGCTTTGCCTTTGTCGAATAAATGGCCGCAGGCATTTGTGCCCATGTATTAGGGTATTCAGCAGATACGAGCTTCAGCTCGACTACCTTTTTCAACTGAGTAACAATATCAGACTTTATGTTATAACGCTCTGTCATATTTTTCTCAGTCCCTCCTGCACGCGATCTTTATAAATGTCGTTGGCCATTTCAATCACTTCTTTCATTGACGGATATAGCCAAGGTCTAGCCGGCTGTCCACGAGTCATAAAGAAATCTTGACCTTTGATAGTCACTCTTGGAATTCCATACACTGTTTCAAGATCAACTGGCGTTTTGTGAGTAGGGATAAACCACCGTTCGGTAGAATACACGGGATTCACCCCTGGCGGTAAATCTTTTGGCGATTCGGCCCCAACAGGTCCAGTACCAAATTCACGAAACAACGCTTCAATCTTGTCTGACCACACACGACCGATTACTTTGCCTTTACCATCAATTACGACCTCTTGTTTTGGAGAGCCGCTTAATTCGCCTGATCCATACTTAATTGACGATTGCAGCCGACTTGAGGCTCTCGCTACCGTTTCATCTACAATATCGAATGTCGCTTCGAAAACAGCATCTTCCATCACTTTAGGAATCGCTCGTATTTTCGACATCAAACGGTCAGCACCTCTGAACTCAACGCCCATCTTCATCACCTAGTTTCTTCAATGTCACACTACAATGAGTAGAAAATGTTTGAATGGCTACAATTTCATAATCTGGTTCTGTATCTTTACTCACATAAAGACAAATACCATCTTTTTCATTTTGTCCTTCTTTGATTTGATCACCCTGATATTTACAGGACTTGATATAAGGAAGACTCTGCCCATATACAGAAGCCATGACTTGTCCACCAGCTGACTGAACATTCATTTGAAGTTCTGTTGAATCGGTCGAGAACCCTTCTTGAAAGTTTCCTTCATCATCCTGACCAGTTAGTCGCTGCTTTAAATAAACAGTTGAAAGATCTTTCGGTCGTAATCTCATAGCAACCATTAGAACGACCTCACTTTCGCGACACGGTATCGATTCAATTTGGACCGAATCTTTCTGGGAATACCAACTTCAAAAGATTGAGAGACGCCACCTTCAGATCGCGACGTCTCTCCTTCTACTCCTTCTATATTTCTTCGGAAAATGTAAATATCTTTTACTGCTGAAGCCATATTTCCCATGATCGTATCCCGATTACAGTAATCTAGTGCATCAATCACTGCATCTTTGAGATCGTCAGCTAAAACTGCTAACTCTGCTTCTCCAGAGATAGAGAATTTTCTTGAAAGTTCTTCTTTCAAATCCTCAATAAGTTTTTGATTAGTTTGGTTCATAAGCTAATCCTCCTTTGAGGTTCCAGCCTTTTTTGTTACTTTTTGCTCAGAAAACAGATCTGAAACAAAATACTTTTTATCAATAGTTAATTCGTCGTCTTTTTCGTATCGGTTTCCATCATAGAAAACCGGTAAGTTAATTACTTTTACTTTCATACAATTCTCCTACTAGGCAATTGGTTGCGCTTGGAAAACTTCATCAGCTGCTGCAAACGATGGCAATGCAGTTGCTACTGCTTTCGTCCAAGTACCAACTGGATCTTTCGTTTCATCATAGACACACGCTAAAACATTTCCGATAACACTAGTGTCAACAGAAGGATCACGAGTCAAACGAGTTTCTTCTGCAGTCGGTCCATATAACGTTTCGCCCAAAGTATCGTCAGTGAACATTACAAAACGATTTTCAGGAAAGTATTTTTTCGTAGTGTACTTACCGTTTTTACCTTGTACTTTGTATTTTTCATCGTACGTACGAAGCACAGGGTATCCGTGTGTTTCCATGAATGCATCTAAGTCACCTTGAGATACCACACGACCTGAGTCCTTACCAAAAATTGCAGCAATAATCTTTGGATGAGAAGCTAGAGCACGATAAACTTTGCGAGAAGTCAACGCCTTCGAAGGCGTTACATCCATTGCATCGATCCATCGTTCCAAATCCTTTAACGGGTCTGAACTAGGATCTGTCCACATTGCAGTACCTGTTAAGGCCTCTTGATGATCTGATGGAATGTTATAATCCACATTCAAATTCAAGTTATTCTCAGCTACAGTGATTTTTCCAGTAGCTAACATTTCCATACGCATAGCTTCGATACGAGCTCGTACTCCAGCTACTAAAACATCAATATCGTTGTAAACACGACCAATCAAATAATCTTGTTCAGCTTGAGTTCGTGGGTTTTCAATCGCAATGATATCTTTCTCTTTCAATTGTAATTTACGCTTGATAAGAGATAGCTCCAACTCTTGCTTTCCACCTTCACGAGAACCGATTTCTGTTTCTGTATCGAAATCATGAACCGATGCAGCAATCGGAATTCGGCTACCTCCGTTGATTTGATCAAAAGTCAATGACGGTGTTTTTCGTTCAGGAAAAAGAGTTTCGCCTAATAACGGTGCATACTCACGATCTCGAACATAGTTCAAAACTTCATTTTGAGTGAATAAATCAGTGATTGGTGTTCCAGCAAATAATTGTAAATTCAATTTTTTCTTAGTTAACATATTTATACCCTCCATTATCTAAATTTAATTTCTTTCATAGCAGTTTTTGCATCTGCATCAACTGCCGCAGGCAAACGATCTTCTAAAACATACCCTTCAACCATTACTGAACATGGCTGTGGCCCAGTTTCGGCAGTGACTGTCACATCGTTAAAGACAATACCTTTTGCAGTATTATCATTAGCGGGATAAACCTCTCCAGCCTTATAACTTTTATCTGCTTGTTCCGTAAAGTTTTGGAAATTAGCACTCGCTAAAAAGTTGATTTCTTCTACTGTTTTTTTCTTTCCTGCAAACATATTTTTTCCTCCTATTTTTGACCCCATAGGTCAGTTCTTGGTGCTGTTCTCTCGTTGGCTTCTTTCGCTGCACGGCTACCAAGTGATTCTTTAGAGTTTCTGGAATTTTGACCAGCAGGTGGTGTTGCATTACTTGCCAACCGTTCATTTACTGCTGACTCCACTGCATCTCTAAACGACTTGGATATTACTTGATACGCTTCTTTTAGTTGATCCTCATCTCCGCCATAAAGTGGCTTTAACGTGTCGGATAATGAATCAGGCAGCTTATCTGTTGCTAACCTTTTGATTGTTGTTGCTTCGTCCTTCTCACATTTTAGTGATAGTCGATCTGCTTCTAATTGATCACGTTCTTGTTGCAGCTCATATTGCGCCTGTTCTTCAGCAGTCATCTTTCCTTTTTTCTCTGCGTCTTTAATTCGCTGAGCTTGGTCTTTATCCCATGTAGCTTTTGCAGTTTCCAAGGATTTAGACATTTTTTTATCAAACCAGGAATCTAATTCTGATTGGTTTTTAAAGGAAATGGATTCATCATCTTCTGATCCATCTTCCCCGTCACCGTCTCCCTCTTCAGCAAACATTTGTAAATTCATTTTGATTAATGGCCCTTCACAAAGAGACCGAACAAACCGTGTCATTTCCTGTTTATTTTTCATCATAAATATAACTCTCCTTACCCATGCACATTCAAAACTGCATAACAAAAAGCACTCCATCCACGCTATAGCCCAGACACAGTGCTTGATCATTTGATATTTAGTTGTGAACCCACATACGTTTATTTGCTCACTTAATTTATATTGCCCCAAGTAGCAATGGGCAAAAAAAATAGTACTTTATCGCGTTTTAACGATTAAGCACTACTTCTTGATTTTTTTATTATAGTTAATTATATAGTAAAGGAAGTAAACTGAATTTGATCGAAGACATCCCTTATGGAGCGATTATCTTTGAATATCGGCTTATCTATTGCATCGGACCAATCTTCTGAATGAGAGACAGCCAGTTCTTTGCCCGGACTAATCAGGATAACATACCCGTCTTCTTGTTGATTCCAACCAATAAAGTAATGATCATTCTTAAAGATAAACTCAATATCCCCATGTGCTTCTAAATTAAGAATAATCCGGTCTCTTAGATCTATGACTTGACCTCCATTCATTCACAATATTTTCTGCAAGTGTAGTTTTCCGTCCTGGTCGATGATCAGGAATCTCCTGCTTATTTCTCCAGTAATAGTTCCATTCATGTGTATGTGGAACATACTTACGCACATCTGGCTGCTTATGATCAGAAAAATCTATATCAATACGAGGTTTCCCGTTCTTGCCATAAAAACGCCTACGGTACAAATCTCCATCTCTGATCCAGTCACTAACTGAGTACGGCTTACTTTCGAATTGTAACTGATGAGTATCCGATATAACTGAATAGTTGCTGAAGGAGTTTTTCATCCATTTAACATCTTGGTATAGCTTTTTCAGATTCGACCAACCTTCAGTATCATTATACTTTGTTTCTTGATACTCTTCCAATGATTTCGGGCTATGTTCGTCCCCAAATGTATCCTTAAGTCGCTTTAAATCGGATATATCTTTTTTCCGATTCTGAATCATTTTCTTTTGAACTTCTATTTCTTCATCCGAATAATTTTCTTTGAGCTTTTTCATCCAATCATCGTAAGTATCACGTTGTTCAATTGTCATTGTTTTACCACTGATCGGATCATTAGCAGTTCGTTTACCTGTCAGTGATCGTTTTCCGATATACGCAACAGCAATTGTTCGACACCACGGATGAAATGGCGGGTATGTTCCGGCAGCCCCATTAACAACAGCTTCGGAAACAAGATAAATCTTACCGTCTTTCCCCTGACAAATCTTTGAAGTCCTGAAATCTAAAACAGCAATCAAACGGTACTCTTTTACACCTCTGTCGCGCCATGCTTTGAGCTTAGCTTGATTCGCCATGTAATTGGCCTCAGTTCGTATTAAACGCTGAGCAACTCCAATTGATCGATCAAATTCGGCTGCTATCGCTTTAGCCATTTTGAACTCGGACATACCCGTCATTGATTCGACAGTGAATAACTCTTCCAGACGTTTGGCTAAAGATTCAGTATCTTTCCATAGCCGTTTTGAATAGTTCGATCCGTGCCAATGGGAATCAAGGATGTTCTTGGTGTACTTAGTGGAAAGCTCCTTAAACACATAATCAGTTGTTCTGTATTTAAGGTCATTCCAAACTTCAATTGGTACTCCACGCTTTTTAGCTTGTCTAAAAGTCTCTATTTGTGAGTCATACTTCTGACCATCCCACACATTGATAATCGAGTCGTTCTTTGATTGCTCGATTTGTTGAATTACTGCTTCGGCAGTTGCTTCATTGTAGGAATCATGTATGACATCAACATAGAATTCAGTCGATTTATCAAGTTGTACATCGGCTATTTGTTTAGAAACTAAAAAAGACTTAGCTTTCAAGTCTTCGGATCTTGTTATTCGCTCTTTAAACGCTAGACCATTCAATCGTTTTCTGGCTGATGTCTGGAGATCAGGATTAGATACATCATCAGCAAGCTTTCTTAGTTCTACTAGTTCATCAGGCTTGACCGTTTGATTAAGTAATGCTCTGGTTTCTTCTTCATCCATTCCAGACCGTTGCTTCGCCCGACTAAATAAATTTCTTGCTTGCCGAGTTAAGTAACTCTGAGCTTGACGGTAGGCTGATAAAACCTCTTGCTCGACTCGTTGAGCGGCATCATTGATTTTTTTATCTTGTTTTATTCCTCGATCGAGCCAATAAGAGTCGTCTTGTTTTTGTTTCTTTTGAGCCATTTAATCAGCTCCAATCACCTCTACCGAAACATGTTCGGGATACTTTTGCTGAATATCATACAACCCGCAAAGTAACGCTTCTGCTAGTGCATTATCGATCTCATTTGGATTAAGAATGCACACTCTCTGATCTTGTACCTTCACATTAGTTTTACATAGCAATTGATTAGTAATCGTAATAAAGAGAGCAGAGACACCGGCACAAACAATGTCTTTACCGGGTTCAGCAAAATGAGCGTGTCCAATGACTTCATACTCAATAAACGAATCATTAATTTTTTTGAACGTTGCTTTGATCATTCAGTTAACCCCCGTTTCCTGAAAATAATCCTATAACTAGTTTTAGAGCTTGGTCCTCGGTGAATCCATTCGCGATACATTCATCAAACACGAACCTGCTTTGTTTGACCACCATGCTCAATCCTTTCTGTTGCTCAAAAAAAGTTGATTCCAAAGTCCTATTATTCTCATGCATTTCTGCTAGCTTTTTGTCAATTAGGTTATTCATCATCATTCTCCTCATCTTCTTTTTCTCCTGGTGGATCATCTAAATCTGAGTGACTGTCTTTTGCCTGCACACCTAATGCTTTAGCTTGCATTTCCATGTTCTTAGTCTTTTGTTCCTCTAACATATCAAGAACTTCTTCTGGATTATCAATATCATCAAGCCATCCTAAACTAATTAACAGCGGGATAAACTCTTGAGATTCACTGATTTGTTTGATGATTTCGGATCGATTTATTGGAAGGTTAGGCTTGAACTTTATTGTCACACCATCCACGTCAACATTTTGACCCTTAACACGTAAAATATTCTGTAATAATCGAAGTCGTTCTACAATGCCGTCTTCTAAATACCCGATCTTAATTGACAATACAAGCAGTAAACCAAACAATTTATACTTCATTGCTTCGCCACTGATATTTCCGGCAAAACTTTCGTCGTTCAGATTAGGAACATATGTCGTCTTATGGAAGTCATCTAGTAACGAATCAGCCAACGTCTGAACTTCTGATTCTGTAAAAGTGTTCGTAGCGTATTCTACGTCTCCACCTTCTTCTTTTGACGGCGCTTCTACAGCCATAGTTCCATTAATATCATTGGGCTTTTCATCAGGGAGACCAAAACCAAATAGAAACATGATCGCCTTTACAAAGTTTTCTTTGTCTTTAATACGATCATTTTGTAAAAGGTTATATTTATCAATTTGAGAAAGCTGTTGTTCATAATCACCTTGCTTCTCTTCGTTGTTTCTAAACTCAACAACAGGTACTTCTTGGTAGAAATGCTCTTTAAATTTAGGCGTATCCAACATGGAGTCACTAGATAGCTTCTTTGTTTTAGATTTGTAGATGATTGTTCCTTTTGTTGTAATGATCTGAACTTCCCAAAATTTTTTTCGTTTCAAATCCTGCTTTTCAATTGGTCGAATAGCAAATAGCTTTTGCCGCTCAACAGTGTCATCTACAACAACAATCATCCCACGAGGATCAATCCAAGCAATTTTAGGAATCGTCTCGTTTTCTGTCCCCGGTTTAATCGCTAAATAGTGCAACTCAGTTCCAATTCCCATCGTCGATAAACCTTTTTCAAGTTCCTTGTCGTGCTTTTTCACTTTCATGGTATCAAGAGCATCAAGAACGGGCTGAACATTTTTCCCTTTGGCTCCTGTATAGGAAATTGGTGCTCCTACTGTAAAGCCAACCATCAAGTCGGTTACGTATTTTGCATTATTAACAAAATACTCATCTTTTTCATGAGGTGTCTTATTCGACTCTTTTCCCACTTTGTGTGGATTCCCTTCATAGTAATCAAAAAGCATTTGAAGACGAGGAATTTCTTTCTGATGTTCCTCAATACAGTAATTGATTACGTCAAAGCTAGGATTGTTTATATCTCCTGCCAATTCACGATCGATTGCAATCGCCATTTTTTCACCTTCTTTAGTTCATCCATGATGGACGATTTTTGATTTTAGCAACTCGACTAGGTGGCTCATAAAATGCCAGTGTTAAAGCATCAGCGATATCAGGGCTACCTACATTCCTTTTTTTCATATCTTCTTTACTCTCAAGCCTTATCTTTCCGTTACTTGTCATTTTGAATTTGCGGGTGCTCAATTCTTTGATCAAATTAGCATTATCAGGTAATTCAATTGCTGCTTCTATGTCATTAACTGAGTTTGAAATATTCTGTTCAAGTAACTCCTTTATATCTCCCCAAATTTGAGTACCCTTATTTGCATAGTAATCATCTGTTGAAGATTCTCCATTATTAACAGGTATAACTTTATATGGTAATTTTTCTTCACTAATAATCTCTTTTAAACGATCGGTGACGCCACCTCCGACGCCTGTATCATCAACCTTTATGAATACTTTATTAATATTAGGGTAATCAGACATCATCCGTTTTGCCGCTTTCAATACTCGACCAGTCGTTTGCATCGTATCTTGCTTACTGTATTTTTCAAATGGAAGTGCCTTAGCACCCATTCTCGGAAAAATGATTGTTGAGTCATCACCAAAACGAGCCACATCGACACCGATATGGCCTTCTTTTAAAAGTTTTAATTCTGATTCAGGAATATTAATATCCTTTGCAAATTCAACTATTTCCAGACTAATAAAGGAATCGAGTGCACCCTTCGGAAACTCTCCGTATATCCGCACACGAGCAACATCGCTATCCTGTCCATACTTACTGAGAATCATATTGATGTTCTCTTTATTCGTTCGTTTGCTGTCATAGCTCGAAACTTTATGAACCCGGTATTTATCTCTATCTGAATTGTGTGAATCGTAAAATACACCTTCGATATTGTTTGGATTACCACACATCAGAAGTTTATTATCGAAACCTGATAATGTACCAAGAATAGCCTCCATGATCTGATCGGAGACCCCTGACGCCTCGTCGACAACAATAAACATATGATCTTCGTGGAATCCTTGCATATTCTCCGGTTTAGTCGCTGTACGTGCTGTAGCAAACCAACGCTCTGAATCTCCAACCATATAGACTTTTGTCTTAGTCCACTTCAGTAAATCTTTGATCAAACTATTGTTAAGCCACTTTGCAACCTCTGCCCAAAGAACGTCATAGAGTTGCTTCATTGTCGGTGCAGTAGCGATTACTTTCGCATAAGGTCTACAGGTTAAGAACCATAAAATAGACCCAGCTTCTAATGCCGTTTTACCCACGCCTTGACCGGATCTAACAGAAACTTTAGGGAACTCCGCTAAATCGTTTAAAACATCCTCCTGCCACTCATCAGGAACAAAATGTAGGATGTCCTCACAAAAAGCAACAGGCTTATCGTAGTAATAATCTATTGCAGCTCCTATATCAGCAAATGGAACGAAAGCATTACTCATCTTCTTTCACCGCCCGCTTGTTTGCTGCAGAGATTACTGCTTGTTTCCAATTCTCTTGATCATCAGTAGTTCCACCGTTTCCAGTTATTTTAGATAATTGTGCTTCTCTTAGTGCGTCGCCGCCAAGGTATTTCATCAGTTCGTTCATGGCTTTTTGTTTGTCATATAACTTAACTGAGACGCCATCTTTACCTTTTTTGACTTCCTGAATAAGTGTTCCGTCAACCTCATCTGAGTTTTTTAGGGCCACAAACGTTGTTAAGTAAGTTATCGGTTCACCTGTTTCTGGGTCTAACACAGGTACAGGTTTCATATTCTCATCAAGCTCAGTTTCTACTCTTGTCTGATTGCCGAACTCAGTAAAGTCGGTAATGTCTGAAAAAGCCTGCTTAACATATTCTTTTACTAAGTCTTTCGCTGTAACAAATGTGTCTTGTTGCAGTTCCCTTTTGAGCTTATGCAACTCTTCTTTAACACTAGCATTTACTAGCAGCCTGCTTCCGTTTGCATTAGCTGTCTTGTAATCAACGTCATAAGCTTGCTGATACGCTTTTGTCGCATTGAAGTGTTGCAAATAAAAGAGACAGAACATTTTTTGTTGTTCTGTCAGATTGTCATTATCAATCACCAATTTAGACGTTTCAAATTTTGCAACGTTACGTGTAACGCTACGTTGCGTTTCACGAATCTTTGTGCCTAACGCTTCATCCCATTTATATCTGGACTTCCATCCTCGTACCGTTCCCGGTGACACGTCTATTTCCTTAGCGATTTCTATTAATGGTTTTTGTCCATTACTCTCTTTATATAATTTAAAGGCTAACTCTCGTTTTTCCACATCTGCGCCACCACCTTTCTATATGTATTTACTAATGTTCTCTTGAATATGATCCTCTTTCCAATAACCAAACCCACAATAGACCATTTTGCACTGATCAACCTCAACTGGTGTTGCTTCCCTGGTCATTTCTACGATCGAATACTTCTCCTTCATCTGAACAGACATCACCACCCGTTTATGTTGACCTCTCATTGGTAAAGGATATTTATTGTTTAGTGACACATACCAATAGTTTCTCATGTTTATATTCCTTTTCCGCATTGTCCTGTAAGCGTTACAATGATATAATCTCTTTAGGGTGAATCCCTTAAAAGTTTGTTTTCACTTGGCCATCGTGTGAGCGGTGGTCTATTTTGTTGCCATAAAGGTTCTAAAGTCGTAAACTTTAGTTGTAACCAATTTTTATCCTGCGTTAGACCATTGCTTTGCCGAGCAGTGGTCTTTTTTGTATTGAATTATCATTTCTGTAATGATAATATTTTTATACTTGTTACATTGAGGACTATTGCGGAAACAGTAGCCCTCTTTTTTTGTGCAAAATAAAACAGCCTCGCGATGAGAATGTTAAATAAAATCATATGTCTGTTGGAAAATGTCTGGTTTACACGGATAGAATTCACCCTGCACTCCTTTGATGATATAATCGCCCACGTTGGCTGTCATGTTTCCTTCTAGTGTAACGATTGTTAAAGTGTCTTGTTTATCAAAGAAATTAATTCTTTTACCGAATTCTGTTGTTAACCATTCGGGCCTATCGCTAAAAATTGCCTGTCCTGTAACCGATCGGAATCCTTCGAATTTAACAACATCAACTACTACTGGTTTCTTTCTTGCTTTCATGATTGACTACACTCCTCAAAATAAGATGACATTAGCTCATTACTCACCTTAAAGCTAATAACCTTTGGCTCCTCATTAACCACTTCAGTTCGTTCGATAATAGAATACTTTCCAGTTTTTTCTTTTACTGAAACAGCCATTCCTTTTAAACAGTACACAATACCACTTAAAACTAAATTGACTTTTGAAATCATCTAATCCCCTCCAATTTATCGGCCATCGAAAATGTAGGTTTTCGGCCATAATAAAAAGACCGCCGAAGCGATCTTGATTATGTATTAAAGCTCTCACCTCAGAACGTATCTGCCTATACAGGAATGAGAGCATTGACATTAAATTAAGCAACCTACTCCATTATGGAACCCACTGTTTATCCATGCCTGGCAGATAGGAATGCTCGGTTGCTAATTGTGGGTGCTTATGTCCCGATGTTTAAACGTTTCAGAATAAATCCTTCCACGCCCAACGTTCCAACACGTTGTTTCTCCTGTTCGGTCTCACTTATGGTGGAGAAACACCAGAACACTGGATCAGAATACCGCCCCTGATCAAAGCAAACTCATTTAACTATGATTGCATCGATGTATCTGCTCATAGACCGCTCACAAAGCCTGCGTATGGCTACTTGCCGTGTTCCTAGCAAATCCAACTTAATGTTACTCCCATAACCTACAACTGAGAGCGTTTCATGTCTGAGATAGTATTCTATGCCTTTTAACTGAGTCCCAGCACGCTGGTAAATGCAGCCAATCAATCGGCATCCGATAAGATTGAT